GCCGCCGGGCAGCTCGCGACCTACACGGCCGGCGGCATCGTGCATGTCAACAGCAAGGACCTGTGCGACCTGTGGCGCAACAAGCGCCTGCGCCAGCGGAAGGTCCTGAACGACTACTGGGCCGCCCGCCGTGACGAACAGGACATGCCCGCCCCCGCGTAGTTGCGCGTCTGTTCCGTTCATGGTTATGCTGGCGGCAAGCGAGGACTACGCCACTTGGTAAGTCCCCAACACGAAGCCCCCTCCACAGCGAGGGGGCTTCGTCGTTCCCCCACCTCCCCCGCCGCCCTTCGGTCGGGAGCGGACCTGATCCTCCGGCTGTCGGAAGCACACGGATCCCCGCGAGGCGGGCCAGCACAGACTGCTGGCCCGCCTTCCGCGTTCGAGCCCAGCTCGCGCGGCGTGCACGCTCGCACGAGCTCGAGCAACACCTCCCTGGCCGGGGGGATGGCGTCACAACCGTGACGCCGTACAGCAAGAGAAAGAAGCAGCACCATCGCAATCGCTTGGTACTACCCGTTCAGGCAACGGGTCTACATCTCGTCCCGCTTCGGGCCGCGAGTCTCGCCCGGTGGCATCGGAAGCTCCGACCACAAGGGTCTTGACTTCGCACCCGGAGCCGGGACACCCATCTACGCAGTCGCAAGCGGCATCGTGACGCGCTCGCGCGTGCTCAACGGCTACGGCAACGCCGTCGTCATCGATCACGGCGAGGGCTGGACCAGCCTCTACGGGCACATGCAGTCAGCATCGCCCCTCGTCGAGGGCCAGTCCGTCGGTGCCGGGTCCTACGTCGGCCCCGTCGGCACGACCGGCAACTCGACCGGCCCGCACCTGCACCTGCAGCTCGAACTCGACGCGATCCCCCGGGACCCCAGTCCCCTCATCGAGAACGCACCGCTCGCACCCATCACCCCCATCGAAGGAGACAACGACTTGACCCCCGACCAGGACGCCCGACTGAAGAACATCGAGGCCATCCTCGCGACCGAGAACAGCGGCGGCATCCGCCAGCTCGTCCGCGACGGCAACTCCACCTCGAGCAACGTCGAGAACATCCTCGCGCGCGAGAACAGCGGCGGCATCCGCGCCGTCGCCCTCAAGGCGCGTGACAACGCCCAGGCGGCCCTCGACGTCACCAAGAACGTCGAGAGCATCCTCGCCGTCGAGTCCGGCGGCGGCATCCGTGCCATCGTCCGCGCCATCCGCACCAAGGTCGGCGCGTAGTACCACCAGCCTCGCCACGCAGGCGTGCAGCCCGTTCAAGACGGGCCGAGGCACCATCGGCTCGCCCACCCACACGCGCAACCACAGGCCGCCGCTGCCCGCCTACCCTCCACGCGAAGGGCCGAGGCCAGCACCGGTGACACACCCTGCCCACTGGGGTGCAGCGCGAGCCGATCCCACTTGAGCGGGCCCGTCAACGGTTTGAGCGGGCCCGTCAACGGTCCTGGTTCGTTCCGCCGAAGGACGCCTATGACCCGCCTCCGTGGGTAGGCGCACCTGCGGGCCCGCTTGTCAGTTGTCTGCCGGCAGATCGCTGGGTAGTGCAATTCGATTTGGAGCAACTGCCTGTCCCACGAGTACGTGCCGTCCGCCTCGTGATGGGCGGAAGCGACGGCGGATGACTGCAAGGGCGGGATGACCCGTAGCGCGGGGCTCCACTGGCAAATCGATCGCAGTGAAAGTCCACCGCTGCACATCGAAGGGCTCAAGACGGAAGGGCAGCGTGGGGCCCTCCAGTTCTTCGGTACCAACCATGGTCCAGGGTCGCGCGAACCGCCGGCGAATGACCCAAGCGGGCAGGTCGACAGTCACTGGTCGTTCGCCTACGTTCGTGGCCGTCACTGACATATGCCACTTGTCGGGTCCATCGCGCAGCCTCGTCGAGTTCCAACTACCGCGCACAACAACGACGGGCCGTTCCCATCGCCATCGCAGAACCTGCCAAATCAGGCTGACGACGGACAGCGCCAGGGCTGCCCCAGCAATGACGTCACCGGTCACGGAGCCTCAGCCTTATTCAGCATTCGTCGACCGTATCCAGGAGGACACCATGACCGCCACCACATTCCTGCGGTGAGCCTCACGTGCGCATCCGCGTCACCCTCGACATCACGCGCACCCCGCCACTCGAACGCGGCGAGCCGGTCTTCGAGCACCGCGACGTCGACACCCTGGTCGAGACGACGGGAGCGGTGACCGGGCGGCACACCGTATGGGTTTTGTCCCCTCGCCCGAGTACCCGACCGAGGACAGAGTCAGCGGCTGAAGCTGCGCACCCCGGGCAGCAGGGGCACGTCAACCCACATGCGGATGCTCGTCTCGGAGGGGCCGGCGCCGCGCACGAGGAACGCGGCAGGACCGAGGCGGTCGAGCTCGGGCGCCAGGCCCGCAGCCTTCGCGCGCGACAGGTAGCCGACCTTCCGGTCACGCCCGTACACGGCGACCGCGGACTCGTCGTGCTCGTTGTCCGCCTCACGGACCAGCGCGTACTCGGTGCCACCGAAGACGGCACGGTCGCTCTCGCGCACCCAGTGCTCGGAGCCGACGATGCGGAACCTCGACGAGGGCAGCTCGCGCAGGTCGACGCGCTCGAGGTCCTCGTCGATGCGGACCTCGGTCACGCGCTGCCGGCTGTCCCGCTTCGCCTGCTGGCTCTTCGCGTCCATGTCCGCGACCCATTGGTCAAAGGACCGCCCGTCGTCCTCGACGTCGCGCGTCTCGGTCACCCCGCCCGGCCGCTTGATCGTCACCGTCCGTGGCTGCGCCTTCGGCGGCGCCGGCCGGGCAGCAGGTGGCGACGGACGGTGCGCCCACCACGCGACACCGATCCCGCCCACGACGACGATCGCGAAGAGCACCAGCACCCAGTCCATGAGCACACGGTAGCGAGGTGCACCCTGCCTGTCTGTAGCGAGCCCGGCTGCCCCGCTCTCACAGAGCGAGGCGTCAGTCGCTGCCCCGGCCATGCCCGGGCACGTGACCGCAGCAGGGGCACTCGGCAGGCCAGGGGGTACGACGCCGCCCACGACCGGGAGCGCGCACGCCAGGCGCCCATCGTCGCCCGCGGCGGCGTCATCTGTCCGAAGTGCGGGCACACCATCGCGCCCGGCACGCCATGGGACCTCGGGCACACCGAGGACCGCACCGCATGGACAGGACCAGAGCACGCACGCTGCAACCGAGAAGCGGGAGGGAGAGCAGCCCATGGCCTACGACCCCAGCCTCGGTGACACCCGCGAGGAGTACGACCTCGCCATCGCCCTCGGCTACACCTACGTCGAGCGCGCCCACGCAGGCGAGCTCCTCCCCCTGACCGAGTACCGCCTACCCATCAACCCCTTCACCGTCATGGGACGCCACGTCCGAGTGGTGGAGGTAGCCATGGACCGACACGGACAGGCCAGGCACGACCGCAGAGGACGCACCATCCACCGAGTGCGCCTCCTCCCCAACCCCCACTGAAATACCGATATACCAGGCCCCTCAGGGGGTGGGGGGACCCCCCTCCCAACCCCACCCCAGCGGACCGCCGGGGATGGCTCTCGGTAGTGCGCGGGGTTCAAACATTCGCGGCCCTGCCCATGGTGGGGCCTTCCTGGTGTGGCCCACGGCCCGCCGTGAGGACGTGATCGCATGGGCAGTGGTGGTTCGAGAAACCGGTCTGGGCCGCAGGCGAACCCGGATTCGGCGACGAGTGAGCGTCGGGGGCTGACGTACAAGCTGCTGCCGCGTGAGGGCTTCACTGGGCGGGTGCCGGCGTGGCCGCTGCCGACGGCGACTGCTCGTGAGCGGGCGCTGTGGAAGTCGCTGTGGCGGACCCCGCAGGCAGCGATGTGGAACGCGGAGCGGTGGCGGGTCTACGCGGTGGGCCAGTACACGCGGTGGGCGGTGCGTGCTGAGGAGCCGGACGCTTCGGCGTCGCTGCTCGGCCAGGTGCACCGGCTCGCGGATCAGATCGGGCTCACGCCGGCAGGGCTGAAGGAGAACGGCTGGCGCCTCGCGGTCGACGAGCTCGGCGCGAAGCGCGCGGAGGCCACGGCGACCCCGACGTCGAGCAAATCGAATGACGGTGCGGCTCCGGTGCGGCGCCTGAGGGCGGGGTCGTGAGCGACTACGTCGTCGACTTCCCGACGCTCGGCGACATCCAGGACGCGTGGCTCGCGCAGCACGCGCGGGTGCCGAACGGGTTCCAGCGCGGCCGGGCGTTCGTGCAGGCCGACTGGCAGTTCTGGTGCACGGCGAACCACTACCGGGTCCGTGAGGACGCGCAGTGGATCCCCGAGGCGCCGCTGCTGAATCAGGCGTTCACGTACCGGCGCTCGCAGATCGTGGGCCCGCAGAAGCTCGGCAAGGGGCCGTGGTCGGCTGGTGGTGTCGCTCTCGAGGCGGTCGGGCCGACGATCTTCGGCGGCTGGGCTGGCCGCGGTGACGGGTACGCGTGCTCGGACCACGGCTGCGGCTGCGGGTGGGAGTACGAGTACCTGCCTGACGAGCCGATGGGGATCCGGCACCCGTCGCCGCTGATCCAGATGACGGCGCTCTCCGAGGAGCAGGTGAACAACGTGTGGCGGCCGCTGCGGGCGATGATCTCGCTCGGGCCGCTGTCGGACCTGCTGCTCCCTCGCGGGAACTTCATCAAGATCTCGGGCCAGAACGACGACCCGGAGCTCGACCGCATCGACCGCGTCACGGCGTCGGCGCAGTCGCGCGTCGGGAACCCGATCAGCTTCGCCCTGCAGGACGAGTCGGGGCTGGCGACGGCCGAGAACAAGATGCTGGACGTCTACGAGGGCCAGCGGCGCAACGCGGCCGGTATCGGCGGCCGGACGATGGAGACGACGAACGCGTGGAACCCGGCGCAGAACAGCGTTGCGCAGCGCACGAGCGAGTCGACGGCGCGGGACGTGTTCCGGTTCTGGCGTCGGCCGCCGGCGAACCTGTCGTACCGCGACAAGCGCGAGCGGCGCCGCATCCATGCGTTCGTCTACGAGGGCTCCCCGTGGATCGACCTCGACTCGATCGAGGCTGAGGCTGCGGAGCTGCTCGAGCGGGACCCGGCGCAGGCGGAACGGTTCTTCGGAAACCGGGTCGTCACGGGCACGGGCGCGTGGCTGCCGGACACGGCGATGGATGCGTGGTCGAAGAAGCTCTTCGTGCGCGACCGCCCGAAGTCGGAGCCTGTCTGCGCTGGGTTCGACGGGTCGGACGTGGACGACTGGACCGCGATCCGCCTCGAGACCTTCGACTTCTACCAGTTCACCCCGGTGGACGCGGTCGGGCGTCGGACGATCTGGAACCCGGCGGAGTTCGACGGCCGGATCCCCCGCGAAGACGTCATGGCGGCCTGGGACCACATCTTCGCGACGTACGACGTCGTGCGGGCCTACCTGGACCCGCCGGGGTGGGAGTCGCAGGTGTCGGCGCTGCAGGGGAAGTACGGCGAGAAGCGCGTCATCGAGTGGCCGACGTACCGCATCACCCCGATGCACGCGGCGCTCGAGCGGACGCGGAACGACATCGTCGACCCGACGTCGCCGCTGCGGCACGACGAGGACTCGCAGGTGGAGACGCACATGCGGAACGCGGTCATGCGTGGCCGGACCGGGCGGACGTACATCCTCGGGAAGCCGTCGCAGGCGCAGAAGATCGACGCCGTCATGGCGTCGACGTTGGCGCACGAGGCGGTGAACGACGCGATCGCTGCCGGTGACATCGGCAAGCGGAAGGCGCCGGCCGTCTCGACCACGTTCTACGGATTTTGATCGAAGGAGGCGGGATGGCCGTCACGGACCACGCAGTCGCACGCGACCGGCTCGCCCTCGGGCTTTCGAAGCTCGCGGAGCGGGCAACGCAGGTGCAGAAGCGCGAGGACTACGTCCACGGGCGGCAGGCGCTGCCGTTCGCTCCGTACGGGGCGTCGGAGGAGTACGAGGACCTGCGGCAGCAGGCGCCGGCGAACTTCCTGGGGATCGCGATCGGCGCCCCGACGCAGCGCATGCGGGCGGATTCGATCACGACGTCGTTCGGCAAGGACGAGGACACGAAGCTGTGGTCGGGTGCGTGGCAGGCGAACAAGCTCGACACGCGCCAGGACCTCATCTACCGCTCGATGATGACCCACGGGCGCGGCATCGTCTCGGTGTGGCCGAACCTCGCCAACCGGGCGCGGCCGATCGTGCGGCCCGAGTCGTACGCGCGGGTCCACGTGGAGATGGACCCCGATGACCCGTTCACGACCCTGTTCGCGGTGAAGTCGTACGCGGTCACGGATCGCCCCTCGAACGGCCTCATCCTGCCTGCGTCGGTGAGTCGCGACCGTCAGGTCGGCATCGTCTACGACGCCGGCACCATGGTCCGCTTCGAGCGCACAGGCCCCGGGGGCGAGTGGAAGGCTGTCGCTGAGAGCACGCACCCGATGCGGCGCGTCCCCTTCGCGGTCTACGACTACCAGCCGGATGCAGACGGGCAGCCCTGGTCGGCGGTCGATCCGCTGATCCCGCAGCAGGACTCGCTGAACACGATCCGGTTCAACACGCTGCTGGCGATGCAGTTCGCCGCATACCGGCAGAAGATCGTGACCGGGTTCGACCCGCGCATCGTCGACAAGGACGGGAACGTGCAGTACCGGGCGAACCCGGACGGCACCCCGGTGGTCGACGCGCAGGGACGCATGCAGCCGCTGCTGCAGTCCCCGGGGCGTCCGGGTGTGGACCGCATGATCGTCTTCCCGGGCTCGGACACGAAGGTGTTCGACCTGCCCGAGTCGAACCTCGAGCGGTACGTGAAGGTCTACGACTCGTTCCTGACAACGTTCTTCAGTACGGCGCAGATCCCGCCGCAGTACCAGCTCGGCCAGATGGTGAACCTGTCCGGTGACGCGCTCACCGCCGCGGAGTCCACCCTGGCGTCGCTCGTGAGCGAGCTGCAGCTGGCGGCGGGCGAGGGCCACGAGGACATGCTCGAGCTGGCGTACTACGCGTCGGGCGGCACGGAGGAGTTCCAGCCGACGGCGGAGATGGACTGGCTCGACGCGGAGGCGCGCTCGTTCGCCCAGGTCGTCGACGGCATCACCAAGCTGATCCAGACGGGCTTCCCGAAGCGGTCGGCCTACGCCATGCTCCCCGGGGCCACGAAGACCACCCTCGACGGGTGGATGGACGAGATCGACGACGAGCAGCTGACGTCCCGCCTCCGGCAGGTCGAGCGCGGCTTCGTCGACGTGACACCAGGCGCCCGCGAGCTCGAGGAGGCGAACGCCAATGCCGCTTCCGTCGTCGGCGGTTAGGCACTACCAGGAGCAGCAGGACATCGCGGCGGCCGCACTCGGTGACGCGATGGAGCTCTGGGGCCGCATGGGCGAGAACTTCGACGCCTCGTGGTCCCCGATCGCCGGCGACCTGTTCGCGACGGTCGTCGAGGCGCAGACCAGCGCAGCGGCATCGGGGCTGCGCTTCGTGCCGCGGGTCCTCGAGGAGCAGGACCTGGACGCGTCCGCGCTGGCGGAGGTGAACCCGGCCCGGTTCGCGGGCGGCACGCGTGACGGGCGGCCGGCGGAGACGCTGCTGCACGGCGCGGTGTACCAGGCGAAGCGGGAGATGCTGGCGGGCGCCACGACGGCGCAGGCGCTGTCGTCGGCCGGCGTGTGGCTGTCCGATGTCGTGCTCGACGTCGTGCGCGACGCGGATCGGCAGGCCGTGGGCGCCGCGATGACGGTCACGCCGGCGGCGCAGGGCTGGGTGCGGATGCTGAACCCGCCCTCGTGCAAGTTCTGCGTGGTGCTCGCCGGGAAGTGGTACCGCTGGAACCAGGGGTTCCAGTCGCACCCGGACTGCGACTGCCGCCACATCCCCGGCCAGGAGTCGACGGCGGCCGACCACCGCGTCGACCCGTACGCGTACTTCAGAGGGCTGCCGACGGCGGAGCAGGACCGCTTGTTCGGGAAGAACGACGCGCAGGCGATCCGGGACGGCGGCGACATCTACCGGGTCGTGAACACTCGCTCGCGCGGCCTGTCGAGCGACGCGCTGAAGACGTCGGGCGACCGGCGCGGCTGGCAGTCGAGGCGCTGGGACAGCCCGTCGAAGATGACGATCGACGACGTGTACGAGGCCGCCACGAACCGCGCCCACGCGGTGCGACTACTCGAGGAGAACGGGTTCATCACGGGCCCGCAGACCGCAGGCGGCAACCTGATCGGGAACACGGCCGGCAGCCTCTACGGCGACCTCGCCGCGGGTGCGCTCGGCCGCGGCGGCACCCGGAAGGGCGCGACGGCCGCGTACCGGAAGGCGATCGCCTCCGGCGTCCGTGACCCCCTCGAACCGGCCACCCAGACCGCGGCGGAGCGGCGCCTGCACTCGGCGGTCCTGCGGAAGCAGGCGGCGGACCAGGGCCGGAACCCGTTCGCGGTGAATAGCCAGCGGCAGCCGCTGACGCCCGAGATCCGGGCGCTCGTTGAGGCCGACTACCAGCGTCAGCTCAAGCGGCTGGCCGACGGGCCTGAGCAGGTGCGCATCCTCGCGCGTCTCCTCGGCGTCCTCTGACATACCCCGCCGGCGCACCGCCGTGCGGTCACCTCGACGCCCACGGCGTCACCTCCCAAGGAGAGCACGATGACCACCTGCACGCAGCCCACCTCGCTTGGGAAGCTCCCGGCGCACCTCGACCCCTTCGCCCCGCGCGCGTACGGCATGCCGCGGCTGCGCTTCGCCGACGAGGGCGGCGACGGCACGGGCGCCGGCGGTGACGGCGGCCAGGACGGCCAGGACAGCGCCGACGGCAAGCCGGGCGGCACCGACGGTGGCGACGACGGCGACAAGCCCCTCGGTGAGGCCGGGGAGCGCGCCTACGAGCGCACCAAGGGCGAGCTGCGGCAGACGAAGGACGCCCTGAAGGCCTTCACGGACCTGGGCCTGTCCGCCGACGACATCAAGGCGCTGCGCGAGGGCAAGGGTCCCGAGGGCGTCGACGTCGCGGGCATCGAGCAGCGCGTGCGGCAGTCGCTGCAGGCCGAGTTCGACGAGCAGCGCGCCACCTTCGCCCGGGCATCGGCCGTGCGCGAGCTCGCGGCCACGAGCGGGTTCGTCAACCCGAAGCAGGCGCTGCGCCTCATCGACGACGCTGAGCTCGCGAAGGTCGCAGTGAAGGACGGCACCGCCGACGAGGCCGGCGTGAAGAAGCTCCTCGACACCCTGGCGACGGACTCCCCGTACCTCCTCGCCCCCAAGGACTCCACCGCCGACGCCCGCACCGCGGGCATCGGCGCGAGCGGCGCCGGCGCACAGCCGGAGTCGAAGCCCGGCATCGACCGCATGCGCGACGCGTACGCGACGTCCGGCAAGTAACGCTCCCGCACTCCGCGAGGAGCCCAACCACTGAAAGGAGGCAGCCCGCATGGCTGTCACCCTCCCCCAGGCGGCTCTCCTCTCGGAGAACAAGCTGCAGCGCGGCGTCATCGAGACGTTCGTGCAGGAGTCCTCGATCCTGGACCGCATCCCGTTCCTGCCGATCGAGGGCAACGCCTACGGCTACAACAAGGAGGCGACGCTGCCCGGCGTCGCGTTCCGTTCGGTCAACGAGGCGTACACGGAGAGCACCGGCACCGTGGTGCAGGCCTTCGAGGGCCTCGTGATCCTCGGTGGCGACGCCGACGTGGACCGGTTCATCGTGCAGACGCGCGGGGACCTGAACGACCAGCGAGCCGTCCAGACCCGCCTCAAGGTCAAGTCCGCTGCCTACAAGTACCAGGACGCGTTCTTCAACGGCGACGTCGCGGTGGACCCGAAGGGCTTCGACGGGCTGCGGAAGCGCCTCGTCGGCGCCCAGGTCATCGACGCCGGCACGAACGGCATCCCGGTGCTCGGCAACGGCGGCACGGAGGCGCACGCCTTCTACGACGCCCTCGACGAGCTCGTGGCCGCCGTCCCCGGGCTCACCGGTGAAAACGGCGCGATCTACGCGAACCGTCGTCTGCAGGCGAAGATCCGCTCCTCGGGCCGCCGCCTCGGCGGCGTCGAGACGGTCCGCGAGGACGCCACGGGCAAGCGGGTCCTGCAGTGGAACGGCGTCCCCGTCCTCGACCCGGGCCAGAACCTCGCCGGCGTCGACATCCTCGGCCAGACCGAGACGCAGGGTACCGCGACCGACACGTCCTCGATCTACGCCGTGAAGTTCGGCGCCGACGAGACGGAGCAGGCCGTGACGGGCCTCACCAACGGCGGCGTGCAGGTCGACGACCTGGGCCAGCTGCAGGAGAAGCCCGCCTACCGCACCCGCATCGAGTTCTACACGGGCCTGGCGACGTTCGGTGGCAAGGCCGCCGCTCGTCTCCGCGGCATCCGCAACGCCTGACCCCGAAGGAGAGCAGCACATGGCGACCAGCACGAAGAACACGCCCGAGAAGACCGCCGACGAGACGACCAAGGTCGAGTCGCCGGCGATCCCCGGCGAGACGCGCATCGACACCTCGGTCGAGAAGCCGTCGACCACGGCGCCCGGTGACGGGCCCGCGGACACCACCGACCCGACGGAGACGGCGTCCTCGGTGATGCCGAGCCCCGACGCGACGGCCCTCGCCGTCGGCACGGTGAACGCGGTCGTGCCGACGACGAAGGCGCCCGCGAAGGCGTCGAAGGCGAAGGCGCGCACGGAGAAGTACGAGGCCACGAAGCCCGACGGGACGGTCGTCAAGGTCGAGCGCGACCTGGACACGGGCGCGTCGAAGATCGTCGACTGACGGGAGGGGGACGCTCATGGACAACCCGGCCGAGCTGACGCACGTCCAGGAGAGCTTCGAGCGTCCCCTGACCGCCGGAGAACAGGCGGCGGTCCCGGCGTGGCTGGACACGGCGTGGCGGAAGCTGCAGCGGCGCGTACCGGGCATCCCGGCGCGCTGCGCCCTCGCGGAGGAAGCCCCCGGGCGCCTCGGCGAGGCCGACGTCCGCGACGTCGTCGTGGCAATGGTCGAGCGGAAGCTGCGTAACCCCGACGGGATGCGCACCTGGAACGGTGACACGGAGGGCGGGACCGTCGACAGCACCCTGTCGTCGGGCCAGCTCTACGTCACCGACACCGAGGCCTCCGACCTCGCCCCGCGCGACCCGCACGGGTCGGCCGGCGGCGTCTTCTCCATGCAGCTCGGGCGGCCCTGATGGTGTCGCCGAGCATGCGGGCGATCGCGCGCCGGCGGGCCGAAGCGCGGATGACGGACTCGTGCGTCATCGTCGCCGAGGTGAAGTCGGCCGAGCCCGAACGGGCCACGGGGAAGCACACGACGACGCGGGAGCAGGTCTACTCGGGGCCGTGCGAGTTCGTGGCCGCGAACACCGCGGTGCGCGACACGTCGTCGGGGTCACGCCCGGCGGTGGAGCAGGGCGCCCGCCTGTCGATCCCGGTCGACGCTGAGGGGTCGGCGAGCGTGCAGGACGGCCACGTCGCCACGGTGACGCTGTCGAGCCACGACGCATCGTCGGCCCCCCTCGTCGTCCGTGTCGAGGGCGGGCATCACCAGACGTTCGCGGCCGCGCGCCGCCTGCCCGTGAAGGTGGTGTCCGGTGGCTGACGGGTTCTCCCTCGACATGTCCGACTTCGAGCGCCTCGAGGCCGACCTGCGGGACGCCCCGCGCGAGGCCGCCGGCGACGTCGTGACGGCCCTCGCGGTGAACGCCGGGAAGGTGAAGGCGTCCTGGCGGGAGAAGCTGCAGGGCAACGAGTACGCGCCCCGTGTGCCGTTCTCGATCGACTACGAGCAGACCAGCACCCTGTCGGCGCTGGCGTCCGGGGTTGAGTTCGAGATCGGCGCCCGCAAGGGCAGCGGCAAGCAGGGCGGCGTCGCGCTGCTCCTCGAGTTCGGGGCGCCGGCGCGGGGCCTGACGCCTCGAGGGTTCGGTGCTGCGTCGCTGGCCGAGAACGAAGGCGACCTCGTGGAGGGCGTCACGAAGGCGATCGACGGCGCGCTGCGGAAGGTGAACCTGTGACGTACGACGAGACGGCCGCCATGCGGCGCACGCTCGAGCAGGCAGACCTCTTCCCGGTGTTCGTCTCGAGCGCACGCGACGACACGGACCCCTCCAAGGTGCGGATGCTGACGGCCCCGCCGTACGTCGTCCTGCACCCGCTGAACGGAGCCGACGACCAGGACCGCCTGACGGGCCCGGGAGCGCGCCGTGAGCCGTCCTGGGTGCTCCACTGCGTCGGGGAGTCCTCCGGGGCCGCTGAGGTCGTCGCTGAGCGCGTCGACGAGGTCTACCGGCCGCGGCTGCGCGGCATCCGCGTGGCTATCGAGGGTCGGCGGACGAAGCCGATCCGGCGGACGGACGTGGCGCCCGTGCAGGAGGACGACGCCGTGCGGCCGTCCATCTGGTTCGTGCCCGTCACGTACTCGTTCGAGTCCACCCCGGCGCCGCTCTAGCGCCCCACCCATTCCGCCTTCGGCTCCGGCCGGGGGCCCTCTGTCGTGCCAGGAGGCACCCATGGTTCAGAAGGTCGAGGTCGTCGTCGACGGCCGCACGTTCGAGGTCCCCGAGCAGACGCAGAAGCGCTGGCCCGAGGACTTCCCGCTCGCGCAGACGAAGGCGGGGCGCCCCACGGCGGCCGCTCGTCGCGCGGCCCAGGCGAAGCCCGCCACCGACGCCACCCCCGAGGTGGCCGACACCACGAAGACGGCCGGCGACCTGCTGGCCGAAGCGCACGCCGGCGACGGCGACGACACCACGAAGGAGGCCCACTGATGGCCGATCGCGAGCTGCTCACCCCGGACAACGTCGAGTCGGACGGCACGCTGCTGCTGCTCGCCGCGCCGCGGTCCGCCTTCACGTCGTGGCCGCCCACGGCCGCCGACTTCAACGCGGTGACGACGAAGGACATCACGTACTCGCTCACCGTCGACGGGTGGAGCCACACGAAGACGACGGAGGACGTCGACGACGCCCGCCTGACCCTGCGCGAGGTGCTCTCCGACTTCGGCCGGACCACGCACGCGCTGTCGCTCACGTACTTCTACGGCACCGACGAGGACGTCGTCGACCCGCTGTTCGTCGAGGGCGAGCTGATCGTCATCGCTGCCCGGTACGCGGTGCCCTACGAGCAGGAGACGGCGGAGGGCGACCTGTTCGACATCGCGGTCGTGAAGGCCGGCCCGAAGGTGCGCAACATGCCCACCGCGAACGGCAAGTGGACGAAGACGCAGGCCCTCAAGCCGCGGACGAAGGTCCTCGAAGACCACGCCCTCGCCGCCTAGGCGAGCGCGTCCCCTCGTGCGGGCAGGCGTCCATGCCACCGGAGCGCCTGCCCGCACCTCACATCGTCCGGTGGCATCCGGTGGAGGACATCTTGAGCAAGATCAGCGACGCCCGCGAGGGCTACACGCCCCGCACCGCACGCGTCACCGTGTGCCTGGACAACGCCGTCAGCGACGAGCGCGACGCCCTCATGCGCCGCATCCGCGAGACGGCAGCGGAGGTCGACGCCGTCGCCAAGGCGAACCGCGCCGACGAGCGCCTGACGCGGAAGACGAAGGCCGACAAGCTGCGCGAGGACCTCAAGCAGCTGCGCGAGGAGCTGGCCGCGCTCGAGGACCGCGAGCGTGAGCACATGCACACGCTGCAGTTCACGAAGCTGAAGGGCCTCGAGTGGGCCGACCTGACGGCGATCTTCCCGCCGCGTCAGAACGTCCCCTTCGACATGGAGCTCGGCTACAACCACCACGCGGCAGCGCTCGCCGCCGCGAAGAAGAACGGCGTCGCGCTCGTCGACGGGAAGCCGGTGGCGCTCGATGACGACGACTGGTCGACCATCCTCGAGATCGGGTCCGGCTGGGACGTCGAGAACATCACGACGACCGTCCTCGACCTGAACGTGCTGCACGGCTCCCGGGCGGTGGCGCGCCTAAAAAAAGACTGACCCAGGACCCGGGGCTGCGCCGCATCGTCGAGCAGTCCCGGGTCACCGGCGTCTCTGTCAGCCGCCTGCAGGGCTACGAGCCCCCGGAGCGGACGACGTACGAGTACGACGCCGACGGGCGCCTGGCGGCGGCCGTGACGGTCCAGGAGGCCGAGTACGGGCCGACCGACGTCGACTGGCTGCTCGCGCTGGACGAGCTCGAGCGCGAGACGGGCCCGCACGGGTTCTCCTACGACGAGGCCATGTCACCTGAGGCGGA